GTCCGCTGCGCTGACCGTTTTGCCGATCAGCGTGAGGACATCCGTCGCAGTTGCCCAGCTCATGACTTCATCCTCTCGGATCGTTCGATAGCCGTTCGTATGGACCAGGTCAGCGGACGACCCAGAACGCGAAGTTGGCCGCCGCCAGGTCGACCGCGCCGCCGGTCGGGTTGGTGACGACGAGCGTCACCGTGTCGTTCGCCGACGGGTAGGCGTTGACCAGGAGCAGCCCGGCCGAGATGAACGATGCGGGCGGCGAGCAGGTGACCGACGTCGCGTCGTGCAGGGCCCCGGTGCGGGCGCCCGTCACGGCGGCCGTGGCCGTCCCGGTGGCGCCGGCCGCGATGCTCGGCAGGTCGACCGAGACGATCTGCCGGTCCCCGGTGGTCGCGTCCGCGTGGTCGCCGGTGACGACCGCCGTGGCGCCGACGAACGACGTGAAGTCGTTGCCGGTCAGGCTCGTGATCCGGATGCTAGTCCCGCCGAAGGGCCGGGAGAAGCTGCCACCCGCGAGGCTGATCGGGCCGGCCATCCCCGCGACCCACAGGCTGTCCGCCGTCGTGATCGGCTCCTGCGCCGCGGGGATGGCGCCGGCCTCCGCGTCCACAGGCAGCACGGCCAGGTCGAGGAAGTTCGACCCGCCCGTGATGACCATGAAGCGGCGACGGTAGGGCCGGCTGACTCCAGCGGCGTTGTGGTGGACGGCGAGCGACGTCAGGAAGTCCCCGGCGTCGTTGCCGACGAGCCCGGCAAGGTAGTCGGCGATCGCGACGTAGCCGCCGCCCTGCGGGGTCGTGCCGATGTTGCTGCCGAACGGCGTCGGGTGTAGCTGGTCCGTCAGGAGCGGGTGCGTCGCAGTGCTCTGCGTGCCGAACACGTCGGCCTGGACATCGGCGACCTGCACGAATGGGTAAGTGCCCCGCAGGCTGAGGTAGATCTCCCGGATGGCAGTGGAGTAGATCTGCGCCTGGCCAGCCGGGTTGATCGTGCTGCCGTCGGTGATGAGGTTCAGGCTGCTGACGTTGGCCGTCAGGTACGGGTTCGGCATCCTCAGCAGGACGTCGGTACCCGGCAGGTTGGTCTTGCACCAGTCGAGGAACTGCACGAGCAGTGCCCGACCGGCGGTGACACACGTGGGCACGGTGATGCCGAGGCCACCGAGCCGGATGTCGTTGGTCAGCCAGCACGCGATGAGCAGGTCGGGCGGCGATGCAATGAGCTGCTGCTGGTTGAGCGTGTAAGCGCCCGCCGGGTTCGCCATCCAAAGAGTCAGGGACAGGCCGTTGGTCCCGCCGTTGATGATGTGCGAGGAGTCGCCCGCCATGCCGTAGAGCGCCCGGCCCTGCTGGGTGTGCAGGGTCCGCAGCCGCTTGATGAGGTACTGCGCCGAGGTCGTCTCGTCGGACATGCTGTCGCCGAGCAGCACGATCTTGGCGTTAGCGGGGTCCTGCGCGAGCTTCTTTTGCCAGCGCCGCAGGGGCCCGCCGGGCTGGACATAGGTGCCATAGCCCGCCGATGGCAGGCCCGTCCAGGCAGTCGCGCCGTCGCCGACGCGCAGCTCCTTGGTCGCCGGGTCGAGACCCAGCTCGTCGGCTTCGAGAACGGGATCGGCGAAGGTTTCGGCCTGGGACTGGATACGACGGATCGGCACGTTCGCCCCTCAAAGATGGAAAGTCGGAGCTGCCCACCCCGCCAGTCGGGAGGCCCGTCCGTCCCGGCCGGGTGGGCAGCCGATCAGAGATCGAGGTTGTCAGCGGGCTCGATGCTGGGCTGGGGCGCCTCGACCGGCACCGCGTAGACGAGCAGCTCCGGGCCGACCGGCTCGGGGTGACCGCAGAGCCGGCATGGCCGGGTCACGTCGCTCAGGCGCCGGGCGCCCTCGAAGACGGCGTCGCCGGTCGGGCGAAGACCCGCGTACATCGCAGCCTGCTTCGTCTGCTGCGCATTCGCGGAGTGCATCGCCTCGTGCTGGCCGTCGCTCCAGTCGTCGGCTCGCCCGGCGGCAGTGAACTCCTTGCGGTACTTGCCGTCCGCAGCCGTCGCCGCACCGGGCTCGGTGCGCACGGCGATCCGGTTCTCCTCGCTGAGCTTGTCCTCCGGCGTCGGCCGGCGCGACCGCGTGTCGCCGCGCCCGATCGCGTCGTGAACTGTGACCGAGACCGGGGCCTCGGCGTTCGTGACGTCCTTGCGGGTGTCCTTCGGCATGGCGCTTTCCCTTCTGTGAGAAGACGTTCCGAGCACCGGCCGCCCCCCAGGTCGGGGGCCAAGGAGAGCGGCCGGCGGATCAGGAACTCGTCAGGACGTCTTCTCGAAGACGGCGAAGGCGTTCGGCGCGCCGACGGCGAACCCTCGCCGCATGGCCGCCTTCATGAGCGCCTCGTCCGTCAGGAAGCCGACGCCGTTGCCGGCCCGCTGGAGCGCGAAGCCCGGGTTGCTGCCAGCGATCTGCGGCGTGAGCTTCGCCATGCCCCGAATGAGCAGGTCCCGGTTGCCGACGATGAGCAGCGGGTTGCCCGTCGGCGCGGCGGTGTTCGTCGCCGAGACCCGGCCGCCCATCGTCCACTCGACGGGGATGCCGAAGAGCAGGTCGCGGGGCTCGGCCTGGGTACCGCCGCCGTTGGGGACGAAGATCGGGCGACCCTGGCCGTCGACGATGTTCCGGAAGACGGACTTGAACACCGGGCTCGCGCCGACGAAGAGCTGGCTGTCGTCGTACCAGATCGAGTCCTCGATCTTGGCGAGGGTGTTCGACAGGTTCGCGTACGTCGCCGAGCCGGAGACGTAGTTCGCGTCGGCGACGTAGCCGACGTTCGTGTCGTTCGTCCGGACCCGGCGGTAGACCGAGTCGTACAGGATGGTCGTGCCGTTCTGCGCGGCCGACGTCCCGAGGGTGGCATTGTCGAAGAAGATCGCCATGTTGCGGGCGGCATCGACGCGCTTGGTCGCCAGGAGGTTGACCGGCGAGTCGAGCAGGTCCTCCTCGGCGATCCGGATGGCGCCACCGGCCTTGCGGGCGATCAGCTCGACGTAGTCGTTCGTGCCGGCGGTCTCGCCGTACGCCGCGCCCTTGGCGACGGCCGCGATCGCGAAGTTGCCGGACCGGGGAACCCACTTCGTGTCGGACGCCATCGGCTCCGGGCGGCCGAGCCGCTCCGTGACTGACGCTCGGGCGAGGGCCTGGATCGCGGTGTCGCCACCCTCGATCGGAATCCAGTCCTCGAAGGTCTCGCGTGCCATGACTGCTCTCCTAGAGCGATGAGGGATGGGGGATCGTGGCCCCGCATCCGTCAGTCAGGCCGCGTGCGCTGCGTCGCCGTCCGGCGACCGTTGCTCGATAGCACGCAAAGATAGCACGTGCCCCCGCCCGGAGGAGAGAGCGGGGGCACGTCGTGCTGTCAGCCGTTCCCCTGACGTACCTTCCGTGCGGCGTTCTCGTACCCAGCCGAGCCGAGAAGCATGTTCGCGAACTTCTCGTCCTGGGTCAGCTTCTTCCCACCGCCGGCGTTGCTCGTCGTCCCCGACGAGCGCCGGTTGACTCCGCGAGGACCTTGACGGCGGTTACTCGTTGTGTCGTCGTCGTCCTCGGATCGAAACAGCTCCGGGAACTCCTCGCGGATCTCGTCCACGACGTCACCGAAGTCGTCGCTGGAGAACAGGCCGCGCGAGTCCGGCTCGATCCCCCGCAGGTCTGCCAGCTCGATGAGACGCTGGGCGCGTGACGGGGTGCCGCTGTAGCCGGCCGCTGTCAGCGCCGTCACCCCGGTCGACACCAGGGCCGCCGTCCGGAAGTCGGGACCTTCGTCCTTGTTCTCGTCGCCGTCGTCGTCGGCCTTGCGTTTGCCCTGGGCGATCTCGCGCCATTTCTTCGCCTCTGCCGCTGCCCGCTTGCTCGCGCGCTTCAGCTTCGCCAGCTCGGAGTCCCTGGCCTTGTCGTCCTTCTCCTCGTCGCCAGCGCCCTCTTCGGACTCGTCCTTCTCGTCGTCTCCGCCGTCGTCGGACGAGTCATCCTCACCGGAGTCGCCGTCGTCTCCGCCCCCTTCGCCCTCCCCGTCGAAGGACGGGAGCAGCGACAGCCATCCCCTGCGGAATTCGGGCGCGAGCGGATCGAGCAGGTACCTCTTCATCATGGGCCTCTCTTATGCGGGATTCGTGTTCTGCTGCATCGCCTGTGCGAGCAACACCTTGATCGCGGCCATGCCGCTGTCGCCGTCCGCAACTCCGGACGCACTCAGGGAAGCGTTCGTCATCGTCGCCATCGCGTCGGCGATCTGAGCGACGAGTCCGACGCGCTGCGCAAGCGGCATCGCCTCCGCCGTGCCGTCCAGCCACGCCTTGACCTGCTCATCGTCGTAACCAGCCTCGTGCAACGTCTGATCCACTGGAACCCCGCACCGCTGCTGGGTCTCGATCGTCTGCCAGTCATGCAGATCCTCCGCCATGTACGCCGGCGCCCACCGCACATCCACCCTCGGCACCGGGCGGCCGGCGAGCTTCATCGCGAACCGCCACTGCTCCGAGATCGTCCCCCGGAACCGGCGCTGCATGAACTTCGCCTTGTTCGTCAACGGCCGCTCCGCGACCTTCCGGCTCTCTCCCGACGGCGGGATGATGGACTTCTCGAAGTCGTGCAACGGCGTGTCCGTCAGCACCGACATGATGGAGATGTACTGCATCGCCGGACCCATGAAGTACTTCGACGAGTCGGCCGCATCGAACTGGCCGACCTCCTTCATCCCCGTCCACATCTGCATCGTCCCCGGGCCGCCCCTGACGTTGCTCCCCACCCCGCCCCTGCGGGTCGTGTCGCCTGCCGTCACCGCGGGCGCATCCTCGTCGGCGTCCCAGTTCGGGCCATCGGTGGCCTGATCGAGCACCCCGCCCTCTTCGGTCAGGCCATAACGCTGCGGCCAGCCGGCGGCCTCCGACGTCGTGAGTTGGGTGATGAGCAGCTTGTTGATCGCGAGCTGCGGACCGTACGCATCCTTGTGCACCGGCACGCCGTACGGCTTCTCCGTCCGGTAGTGGAACGCCGGTACCTGACCGAAGGCGGTGGCTTCATCGGCCTGGGTGGGCACCCACGACTCTGGACGAGTGGGGTCCTTGCCCCGCAGCGTCTCCCAGTACTCGACGCGGTTGTTGTAGTGCAGCTCAACGCGATGGATGCGCTCGTCCTGGGCCGCGCTGTCGTCGCACCAGCGCCGCGCGAAGAACATCTTCCGACGGTCATTGTCCGGGTCGTAGATCAGCCGCGCGTCCTTCGGGTTGATCAGGATCGCCTCCTGACCGACCTCGACGATCTCGTCGTCCGCGAAGCCCTCGACGTCGTCGGCCTCGTCATACGGCAGCACCAGGACGTACGCGTCGCCGTACTTAAACGCCGTCGTGATGATGTCCGGGTACAGCGCCTCGAAGTCGTTCGCCGCATAGATGTCCTTGAGAAGAGCGGTGGCTTTCTCATCGTCCGGGATACCGAGACCCCGCAGCTCCACTCGACCGACGAGACTCTTCACCGGGATCTTCGCGAAGTTGAACCGGTACGGCTGACCCGTCGACGCCACCAGACGGGCGACGCGCTCCGAGGAGAAGAACTCGTCGACCGTCCCGTCATAGAACTCCTCCGCCTCCACGTACGCCGGGTAGGCTTCGTCCATGGCAACGTAGGCGACGACGACGTCTTCAGCGCTCATACCGTGCTCATCTCCATGACGTCGACCGGGGAACTGGCGTCCGGCATCAAGAAGTACCGGACGGCGGAGCAGGCAGCGTCGACCGTGTCATCGTTCGCCGCCTTCGGGAATCCTACCGCCTCCTCTTCGAGCCTGTCCCAGTGCTGTGAGTGGTGCACTCGACCCCGCTGCCAGAACTCCAGCGCCTCCCCGAAGCGGACCTCCTTCGACGTGGAGCTGTTGTGCTGGATGACCCGGATACCGGGGATGTCGCCGAAGATGTCCTGCCACAGGTCCCCGCCCTGGTTCGACTCGACGAAGATGACCCGGATCTTCGGGAACGCCGGCAGCACCTTCTGCACGACGAAGTCCTTCAAGTGCTGCCCGGTCAGCTTCACCCCTCTGGAGTAGCGGATGACGACCTGGCTCGGCACTGTCGTCCGCTGTCGGAACAGCGGTTCCCTCGTGACTGGGTGCCTGCGACCCGTCGGGATCGGGACGCTTTCTGCCGGCCGGTAGGACGCGACGCACAGGCCGCTGAAGTCGCTCGTCTTCTTCGAGGTCACCGCAGGGTCGATGAACAGAGCGGTGCGTGTGCAGCCGGTGAGATCGCCGATCCGGAAGTCCGACCGCACCCAGTACACGCCCTCGCGCGCCATCGGGTCGTTCTCGTAGTTCTTCGCATACGACCGGGTGTGGCGGATGCTCAGAAGCCATGACAGCGGCCACTTCTGCGGCCAGATGCTCCGAGGCTCGCCCTCGTCGTCGTGCAGGATCGCCGGGTAGTAGTGACAGCGGAGCTTCTCGTCCGCAATCCAATCCTCGACCTCGGTATTTCTGGCTGCCTTCACGCACTGGTGCATGATCGACCCCGGCATCGTCACCGTCCCGACCATGACGACAGACGCCCGGATGTTCAACGGCAGACACGCATCCAGCAGTGTCCCCAGTCGCTTCTCCGCGACGTCCGCCGAGTAGTTCTTCTCGTCC